GCCAGCGGGCGTGATTGTGATGCCCTGCTGTGCCTTCTGCTTAACTGCTGCGGGCGCAGGCTGCGAGCCGTAGTTGGTCCCGCCGAACGGGATCGGCTTCGACAGCCAAGGGGCGTCCAGCATTTGTTGCCCGCTTGGGCTTTGGAACAGGTAGCTGCCCGAGGTCGGGTTGTATGCGTAGTTCGATCTAGCTTCAAACCCCGAGGGCAGATTGTTGTAAACGTCTACGCCGTAGTAGCTTCTGCGCGCCATTATGCGTTCTCCACCAGTTCGGTTTTGATGACCACCTCGAGGTCAGCCAGATTAGTGGCGGAAGTCACTTCGTAACTAAGGAGCAAGCTGGCCACGCGAGCGTCCATGCCGATGAAGGACGTGCCAAGGTCCACCGTGGTTACGCCGCTGTTCGATGTGATGTCCACGGCGTATGCAGAGCCTACGTTCGCGCCATTTTTAAGAAGCTGCACGTTGCCGCTTCCTGCGCCGCAGCGCAGTTCGATACCTGTAATTTTGAAGTTCGAGCCAAAGAACCGCTGCACGCGGTACGTGTCGTTGGACACGGAGCCGGACGTGTGGTGTTCGACGGCGGGACCGCCAGTGAAACCCGCGAGCAAGCTGTTCGTCCCCGAGAATGCATACTGCGAAAACACAATGTCTCCAGCGGCATCCAGTTGTGCCACGCCATTGGACGCGCCCTTGTCATCGTTGTCGAGATAGTTGGACAAATCCACGCTTCCAAGCGTGTAACCACCCGCTGCATCGACCTTAACGAACTTGCCGACATCAGTTGTGGTCGAGCTGGGAAGGCTTGTGTCTGGGTTTAGCTGGATTTCATTGGAACCATCGTAAAACAAGACCTGCGTTCTGCCTCCAACGAGGCGCTTGTAGAAGAAATCCGGGCCCAGTGCTGAAAAAGTTGAGGTCGCGGGAGTGTCGTAGAAGCGAGCTCGAGCGGACAAGTCAGTCGTGAGGTTTTGCACTTTCGACTGAGTGATCTCGGCGTCGGCTACGGCTATCTTGTTGAAGTTTATCAGCCCGTTCGTGCCGTCAGTGTACGTTGTCTCCATCATGAACCCAGAAACCGTTTGAGTTTCTGAGTTTTCGACGGTCAGAACTGTGAGGATGTCATTCTGCGCAAGGCGCTGACCGTACACAAGTTGGATGCGCTGGTTGCCTACATCGCGGCTGTAATCCTCTGGCTCACGGAGAAGAATGCCGTTCTTGTAAACAACAAGCTGAGTGCTGTCCGTGAAGTTACCATTGGTCAGAGTGAACGGGACCAGTGTGATGTCACCAGTGAAGGTGTTCTCATAGTCCTGTCGCGTGAAGTCAGTGATCGCTGTCGCGCGTATCTTGTAAACGGAGAAGGTGTTGCCCACGACGGTAGCGGGCTGATTGCCCGACAACGTAATGGTGCCGGAGCCACTATTGCCCTCGGCGTCAGTCGTGTAGTCAGCAGTGGGGCGGAGAAGCACGCCCTGTCGGTAGACGAGGAGCGTGTCGGTGGCGACGTGGTTGTAATTGAGAGTGGTCGCCCCGGCTGCAAGTTCAGTGTCGTCGCCAGCGCTAGGATTGGAGACGACTTGAAAGTCCACGCGGCTGTTGAAGATTGGAGCGCCTACCTCACCCACTGTTGAGCCAGAGGGGCCTCGGAGGTCAGCGGCAGCAATGACCGTCGTCCAGCCCGCTTCAGCATCAGTGTATTCACCCACGCGATACTGGATACCAGTGTCCGCGACGTTTCGGAGTTGAACGCTGCTCGACAAATTGCCGTCGTCGTCGGTCAGCTTGGCGATGGTCTCAGCGAGAGACTGCCCTCCCACTTCTGCCGTCTGAAGGTATCGAACAAGGTTCTCAAATTCGGTGTGTACGGCAGTGCTCGAGCCATACTCGTAAGGGCGTAACTGGCGCAGGCGGCTCATGGCGTCTCCTAAGTGAGCTCGACCGCAAACCCGATGATGCGGAAAAGCCCGGTTCCTTTGTATTCAAACTTGAAGCGCAGACCTCGGAAGCGGATGCTCATGGGGCGCTCGTACTGCCTTTGTAATGGCACAGTGCGCCTGCCATCGTCGTCCTCGCCCGTCAGCATGACGGTCGTCTGCCACTTGTCGCGGTTCTGGTCGTCCACGGCAGTGACCGTGAGTTCACCATCGCCAAACGCCTGGATGACGAGGTTTTTGCTTTGTTTTACGTTGTCGAACCCGCCCATCCAAAGGACCGGCGTTTCGACGTAAACGTCCGGCATTATGCCTTCGTCGCCTTCGGGGCGCTCGATGGTGTAGACGCCTCTCTTTGTGTTGAAGACAAGATCACCGCTGAGGAATGTGCCGCCGGACGCACCAAGGTAATCGCCCGTGCTGAAGGTCGGGCCGACCTCGCTTGTATGCAGGGTCATAACCAGATGGTTGTGCCTGCCGCTGTCAGCGATGGGGAAGAACACGTGGTATTGCCCCTCATCCGGGCTCCACACAGCGCTGATTTGCTGGGGGTCCGTAACCTTGTCGAAGAAGTCACGGTAAATCTGGTCTATTTTTTCTGACAGGTTCACCGACGTGATTTGGAGCCCGTTGTCGGTCAGGCGGCGGAGCGCATGAATGCCCGACCGGGAGCAATAAATTAGGTCGGAACCGGCTTGCTGAATGGTGTTGTGGCTGGCGCAGCCATAGGTCGCCGACGCCTCGGTCTGAAGTTCCCACAGCGTGATGTCCGGGTCGAGCTTGTAGACGAAGGCAGTGTCATTGGTGAAGATGCAGAGCTTATCGGTCTCGAACGAACTGATGCCCGTGATCCTGTCCGCAGTGCCGAGCAGATTGGCGATGTCGAGGTTGCCCGCGCGGAGCGGACTGCTGGCATCGACTTCCTCGTCACCAAAAAAGGTCTCGATAGAGTTGGCGGCGCTAACCATGACCTGCGTGTCACTGGCGGCCAGGCCAGCAATGCACAGGCGTTGCTGTACGGTGGCGCAGAAGGCGGGGAGGGCCAAGGTTGCCGACGTGCTCGCCGTGAACCTGAAAGTCGAGCCATCAAAGATAGTCGGAGCGAGGCCCCGTGCGGTGAACATGACGTTTCGGTTGAAGACAGTGCTGCTCAGTACCGCAGAGCGAGGGAAGATAAAGTCGTACTGGTAGCCCTGCTCGCTCTCGAGCTGGAGGCCATCGTTGCGCTCGCTGGCCACAACGAGTGTGTCGGTGTCGAAGTGAACGCTGTGACGGACGGGCAGATCGCCGAAGCGGTAGCGCGCTGGGCCAAAGCGAACGATCTGCCCTCGGAAATCAGTAAAGGCGTTCTCTAGTACGTGCAACGCCTGACGCTCACCATCGTCTTGGTTGAAGAGATCGCGAGAGCTGTCGAGGCCAGTGAAGTTTTGGTACGGCGCGAGACGCTTCGGGGCGCGGCTACTAACTTTCGTTGTCACTGTTTAGCTGGCCTGTGCTCGGGTTAAAATCCGACGTGCGGGCGTCAGGTGATGAGCCGCCGTCTGTCGGAATGAACTTGTATCGCTTCACGCCGTCCTTGCGCCGGAGCATCTCGGTGTTCAGGGTCTTGTAGTATTGGCCCGAGTATATCTGCATGCGGTCGTCCGCTTGCTGGAGGGCGTATTGGAACAAGAGGCCCTGGACCATGATGTTGTCGGGGATGGCGCGGGCGTCTTGAAGGCTCTGGAAGTATTCGACCAAGTGGTCGAGCGAGGTTCCGTAGGGGTGCATGCGGAAGTCATCGACCACGAGGTTCGCGAGTTCGATGAACATGAGCAGCGCTTCTGCCTCAACCACACCGGCCGCATTGTCGCCGTAGCGGCGCAACGCTTGGCGAGCCAGTGTCTCGAGGGGAGAATTGACTGCGGCGGATAGCTGGGGGTTGAAGCTGTCGTTAGCCATCTACTCGCTGGACCCGACCAGTAGCGCAGTGGTGGTGCCGAGCGAAGCGGTCGGCGTCTGCGGCAGGGACGGTGAAGGTCAGCTTCATGTCTGGGCCACGGGTTGCGCGGATGCCCATGATGGTGATCTCGTGGGTCTCTTTACCGGCACTGCGGAAGGTCACAGTCGAGGGCGCTTTCGGGGCGGGAGCCTTCGGGGCGGGTGCTTTCGGAGCGGGGGCCTTCGAGGCAGGGGCCTCGGCGGTCTTCACCTTCATAGCGCGAGTGGTGTTCTTAGCGGACATGGTCGTTTCCCATAAAAAAAGGGGGCTGGATTACCAGCCCCCGTTCTGCCATTCGGCGGGTAGAGGTGTCGTCCTCGCTTACGCGGAGATCGCCGACCAGTTCTTGATGTAGGCGTGCGTAAGGTCTTGCTTCAGCTCGAGGCCACACTCGGACAGGTACTCGTGCTTCACGAGGTCTTCGTCGTTGTTCTGGCGGTTCTCGAGGAGCTGAGTGTCGCGACCGTCGAGGTAGCGGTACTCGAGGTCAGGGAAGTCAACGACCAGCATGCTGTCACGCATGTGGGTGAGCTGACGGAACTGCGGGTGCAGATGCACCAGCAGGTCGCCTGCGAACGTCTGGTAACGAGTTACGTTGACGCCGTAGGTGCCCTGAACCTGGGTAGGCTGGAAGCGGTTCTTACCGATCTGCTGAAGGTGGTTCGCAACGCGAGGACCGACAAACGCGATCTTCTGGTTGGAGCCGTACTTGAAGATTTCTTCAATCAGCAGCAGGTCGAAGTCGGCCTCGGTGATCACGCCGTTGGTGTAATCTACGGTGCCGTCTTTGACGGTGGAGATTGCTTCGATCAGACCGCCAGTGGTGCGCATTGGGGTGGAGGTGCTGGCATCGGTTTCCGACTTTTTGCCGAAAATCATAGCCCGCTCGATGTCGCTCATGTGGAGCTTCAACGCCTTGGTGCGCTGCTCGTCTTCCTTGTTACCCGTGCGCAGGTAAGTCGCGTTCAGGGTGTTGGTCACGCTGAATGCGGTACGGAAGATTTGCGTGTAGTTCGTTGCGACGGTTGCGTCGAACGAGATTGGGGTCGGGGTGGTGTCGCCTTCAGGCGCGGCGTAGCCCGCGATGAAGAGCTCGTCCGCCGTGGTCAGGTTGAGCGCAGTGCCCTCGCCGACGTTACGAACAACCGTCAGGTCCATTGCAGTGTCGCCGCCATTGGCCGCAGCAGTGCTAACTCGCATCACCTCGCCGGTGCTCGAGTTGACAAGAATGGTGCCCGGTACGATGAACTTGCGGTCATCACCAGTTACAGGAAAGCCAGTTTCACTGTTGGAAGGAGAGCTGGGGACAGTGCCCGCAACCACGCGGCGCTCGGGCAGAGCATCGCGAAAGTTCTTGTACTCAGGGTCGTTGGTTGAGGAAGAAGAACCCATTGCGAGCATCGCGTTGAGGGGCGCGTTGCCGTTTGGCTCGAGGAGCGTGTAGAGCTCCCGGTAGTTCTTCGGACGAAAGTCGGTTCCGAACTCGCCGGTCCCGCGCATACCTTGAATTGCAGCCATGATAGTCTCCATTGAGGTTGGCTGTTAAGAGGATCGGCTCGAGGATTGTCCGTCTCGAGGGTGGTCCTGCCTCGTCCTGATGGGGCCGTAGCGCCGGGACTGAGCAGTACGAGCGCATGTAAAACACACACCCGTACTGCCTGTCGTCCTCTTGCGTTTACTGGTTGAAGCGCTGGGCCATGGCGCTGTCGATCATGCTGTCCATGGTCGAGGGCGCTTGTGGCTCGGACGGGGTCGAGGTGGCAACGCCGCCCATGGACCCGGTGAAGGCTTGGCGGCGCTGGTTGGCGCGGCGAAGCTGTTCCATCTCTGGCTGGTTGCGGATTGCCGCGTAGTCACGGGCAAGGCGCGTGGCCAGCTCGGGGTCGATCAGTTCTTCGAGGAGGTGATCGCGTTCGGTGATGAATGTCATGAAGTCGTTGGCCGCTTCGTCAGGGAGGCCCGCTTCCTGCTGAGCGCGGTCGAGGTTCATGGCGAGCTGCTGGTTCATCATTTGCTGCTGGTTTGCGCTCTGGGCCTGGCCAGTGCGTTGCGCCGCCTGGGTGACGCCCTGGGCGGCTTGCAGGATTTTCGGCAGCATTTGGTTCATCTGGCCGAACTGCTGAGCCATGTTTGCTTGTTGGCGGAGCATGTCGCTGTAGCCCGGAGGAAGGCTGGCGGAGTTTTCTTCCTCCCACCGCTTCAGCATGTCGTCGCTGATTTGGTCGTTGTTTGCGGTTGGGTTCTCGGTTTGGCCGGGTTGGTTTGGCGCTTGGGTCTGCTGGCCCATCTCGGGGCTGCGTTCCTGGGCCTTGGCCACGGCCATCATGGCTTCGCCGATCTGCTCGGGGGTCATGCCGCGCTCGGTCATGAGCTGCTCGGCTGCGGAGAGGATGGGCTTGTTCTGCATGTTGCGGAAGTTGAGGTCGCGGTAACGGTCGAGCGTTGAGGCGATTTGTTCCTCG